GAAGTTGTTGAAGCAGGCCGGTGTGAGTGCGGCTCCTGCTGATATTGCCAAGATGGTAGACAGCAAAGTTTTTGAACAGTTGGACAGGATTTTGGGCCGTGAGCCGGGGGCGAGGGGCTTTAAGTCACCTGAAGGTGGCCTTGATGTGTATTTCCCGCGCAATGAGCAGGGGTACTTCCAGACCAGTCGTTCGGGGTATTATTGATAGACCGCGGCCCACGGAACTGGTAGTTTGGGCTAAAGGAGATAACGCATGGCACGTGAACCGATTGCAGGCATGATGGACAAGAATGTCCCGTCTCAGCTTGATCCAGAGGATTTAGCTGCTGAAGTGGAGCTAGAGGTTCCGGGCAGCATGGACAACGTCGTGGCTTTTGAGGGCATGGCGGAAAACATGGAGATTGAGATTACGCCGGACGATGATGGCGGTGTGACCGTTGATTTTGATCCTAAAGATCAGCGCGGTGAGAGCGACGACTTTTATACGAATTTGGCGGAGGAGATGCCGGATCGTGAGTTGAGTCGGATTGCAGGTGAGTTGCTTGCGGAGTTTGATTCAAACAAGGCAAGTCGTCAGGATTGGGAAGATGCTTACGCCAACGGTTTGGAGTTACTTGGATTTAACTACGAGGAACGGACCCAGCCCTTCCGGGGGGCCTCCGGGGTCACGCATCCTTTGTTGGCTGAAGCGGCTACTCAATTTCAGGCGCAGGCGTTCAATGAGTTGTTGCCAGCGTCGGGACCGGTGCGAACTGCCGTTATGGGTGCAGAAACGCGGGAGAAGCAGTCCCAATCACAACGTGTAAGGCAGTTTATGAATTACTACATCACGAGTGTGATGGAGGATTATACGCCGGACATGGATCAGATGCTGTTTTATTTGCCATTGGCGGGCAGCACTTTCAAAAAAGTTTACTACGATGAGACTCTAGGGCGGGCGGTAAGTAAGTTTATTCCGGCTGAAAACCTTGTGGTGCCGTATGAGACCTCTGATTTGGACACTTGCCCTAATATTACGCAAGTTGTTCGGATGTCGCTCAATGATTTGCGGAAGAAGCAGGTTGCAGGTTTTTATTTAGACATTCCGGTTATTCCCGCACAGGCGGAGATGGACTCTGTTGGTGATGAGATTGACCGCATTGATGGCGTTTCGGCGTCACAGATTGATTATGACTGCACCATTTTGGAGTGTCATGTCGATTTGGACATTGAGGGCTATGAAGATGTAGACGATGACGGTGAGCCCACCGGCATTAAGATACCATATGTTGTCACGATTAGTCAGGACAACGGTCAGATTTTATCAATTCGGCGGAATTACCGTGAAGAGGACGATTTAGGGCGCAAGATACAATATTTTGTGCATTTTAAGTTCCTTCCGGGGTTTGGTTTTTATGGCTTGGGTCTTATTCACACCATTGGCGGACTTTCACGGACCGCCACGGCGGCACTGAGGCAGTTGATCGACGCTGGTACTTTGTCCAACCTCCCTGCGGGTTTCAAAGCCCGTGGACTCCGTATCAGAGATGACGATGACCCGCTTCAGCCCGGAGAGTTCAGAGATGTGGACGCACCCGGAGGGGCTATCCGTGACAGCCTGATGCCGCTGCCCTTCAAAGGCCCTGACCAAACGCTGTTTGCTTTGCTAGGCTTTGTCGTCGATGCAGGGCAGAGGTTTGCCACCATTACTGACATGAAGGTCGGTGATGGCAATCAGCAAGCCGCCGTGGGTACAACTATCGCAATGTTGGAGCAGGGCTCTCGTGTGATGAGTGCCGTGCATAAGCGTTTGCACTATGGCATGAGGCAGGAGTTTAAAATCCTTGCCCGCGTTATGAGTGAAAGTTTGCCGCAAGAATATCCGTATTCTGTAGAAGGTGCGGATGCTTCTGTAATGCGTACAGATTTTGATGATCGCGTAGATGTATTACCGGTTTCTGACCCGAATGTGTTTAGTCAGGCGCAGAGGATTGCTTTAGCACAGACGAAGTTGCAGTTAGCTGGTGCAGCCCCTGAAATGCACAATATGTACGAAGTGTATCAGGATATGTATGAGGCTTTGGGCGTTCGTGACACCGACAGGATTATGAAACGTATTCCTGACGACGAGCCTGCACCTAAAGACCCGGCCCAAGAAAACATTGACGCAATGGACATGATACCGCTGAAGGCGTTTGAAGGTCAGGAGCATGAGGCGCATATTATGGCGCACATGGTCTTTGGTTCGACGCCGATGGTTGGTGGTATGCCGCCGATTGCTTTGGCTTTGCAGAAGCACATCATGGAGCACGTTCGGATTGCTGCTCGTGAGAAGGCGGCGGTAGCGTTTATTCAGAGCCGTCAGGCCGCGGGCGGCGAAGCGGCTACTGAGGAAGAGATGCTGCAAATTGAGGGCATGACTGCACAGTTCATTGCCGAGGGTATGCAGATGGTCAAGCAGATGTCACAGCAGGTGTCTGGTGAAGGGCCTGATCCTCTGGTTCAACTGAAACAGCAGGAGCTTCAGATTAAGGCGCAGGCTGAACAGGCTGATGCACAGAATGACCAAGCGAAGCTTAACTTGGATGCACAGAACCAACGGTTGCGGGCGGATCAGTTCCAGCAACGGCTTGCGGCACAGGAGCGGCAGACGGACAAGCGTATTCAGTCTGCTATGGAACGTGAAATGCTTAAACAGCGAGGAGACTAAAATGAGCGCAGTAAAAATTGTAACAAATAAGCCGGGTGCGGCACCGAAGCCAGAGCAGGCGGGCAAAATTGTCGAAGTCACGGTTCCTATAAAAATGAAGCCTATGACAGCGCGTGGAATGGGTGCTGCAATAAAAGGCGGTAAATTTATGGGCTGTGGTTGATGCCTCTAACCAAAGGGTCAAGCTCAAAGGCTATCAGTAATAACATCAGTAAGCTGGTGGGCGAGGGCTACAAGCAAAAACAGGCTGTAGCCATTGCTTTGTCTAATGCTGGGAAGAACAAACCAAAGAAGATGAAAAAGGGCGGCGTAGTGAGAGGCGTGTAGCAGACGTAGCTTGGGGGCTTAAATGTTAGCAGAATTGGCTGCCGCAAATGCGGCGTTTGCCGTTATAAAGCAATGTGTTCAAAACGGTCGAGAGCTAACTTCTGCGGGCGAAGCGATAGCTAAGTTTGTAACAGCGAAAGAGGAATTACAACGCAAAGGCAGTAAAAAGAAGGCTAGAGGCGTAAATACCCCTGATCTTGAAGAGTTTATGGCTCTGGAAAAGATACGGGAGCAAGAGGAGCAGCTAAAGCAGTTTATGATTTATGCTGGTCGTCCGGGTCTTTGGAACGATTGGCAGAAATTTCAGGCCGAGGCTCGTAAATCTAGGCGGGTTCAAGAGGAGCTAGCTAAGCGTAGGCGTGAAGAGATAATTGAGATGATGGGTTATGGGCTTGTTGCGGTAATCATTGTCGGAGTCTTAATAGCTTTTGCGTTTTGGGCATTGTGGATGAAGGGTGGCATATGACACCAGAAAAGTTAGATGCGTGGCGCATAGTCCCTCGCCTGCTTATTTTGAGCTACATGGTAGTCTTCTACCAGACTTGCCAGTGGTTTATGGACTTACCGGAGCCGAATAATGCACAGGCCGGTTTTGTTTCTGTAATCGTCGGCGCGGGGGCCGCGTGGTTTGGTTTGTATGTAAACAGTAAAAGCGTTGGGTCTAAGGAGACCAAGTCGGGTGAATGATACACGCATTTTTGTTGTTGGTTTATCTTGGAACAGGGGACAGCAGGCAGCTAATTAGCAACGATATGTATTTCAGGAGTATTGACGACTGTAACTATTTTGCGGCACAAGTAGCTAAGCGATATGGAAATTATAGGTATCACAGTTATTTAGACCCCAAAGATAGAGTAACGTCTTATTGTGTACCTAAATATGTATCAGAAGAAGCGGTGAGAGTGTATTGATAGACGTAGAGAACATAACCAAAGGTATTGGCATTATTACTGCCACCTTTGCCCTGATAGGCGGCGGATACACCTTGTATGACAAGATTGGGTTTGACGATCCGATACTAGAGTGGGCCCCAGAATACTTTGAGATTTCGGATGGCCCGATAACGGGTGAGTTCAAGGTCATTGTTGCGCGGGAAAAGCTCCGTGATGACTGTACCGTTGAGGGCTTTCGTTTAGAGGTGCGGGATAGTGACTACATCGTGCATCCGGCAGTTCCGAGCATAGCTAAGTTTAGTGGTCCAGCTAACGATAAGATAAACAAGTTCGGCTACAAGATAACGATTGATGAGCATCATCGTAGCAAGGTTGCTACTGGTGAAGCTACTTTGTTGGCGCATATTGACTATATGTGTCCTGAAGGTCCGGTTGTGGTGAATTACCCCGATCATCCGAATGTGCGGTTTACGATTACCGATGGATGAGGTAGTAGCAGAGTTGAAACGACGCATAGCGGATATGAAGAGGAGACTGGAAAATGATGAGTTTACTGGGGAGTTTACTGGGCTTTGGGACAAGCTTTCTTCCAGAAGTCCTGAATTTCTTCAAGGCCGGTCAGGAGCACAAACAGAAGCTCGAAACCATGAAGATGGAAGCCGAGTTGATGGAGAAACGCTCCGCGCTGAAATTGCAAGAATTAGACAAGCAGGCGGACATAGCCGAAACGAAGGGCATCTATGAGCATGATAGAAGCATTGACGCTGGCGGATTTGTCAACGCTCTTCGCGGTAGTGTTAGGCCTGTTATTACTTATGCCTTCTTCTTAATGTTCGCCGCGACGGAAGTCGTGATTATTGTGAAAGTATTGGAGTCCGGTGGCGATTGGAAAGACGCCGTGACGCTTATGTGGACTCCGGAGACTCAAGGCCTGTTTGCCGCAATCATGTCATTTTGGTTCGGGAACCGCGCTGTGAGCAAATATGTGAAAGGTCGTTAATGGAAGCCAGTTTTTTCAAAAGCCTTGAGAAGGTGCTAGAGCACGAAGGCGGATTTGTTGACCACCCGGACGATCCCGGTGGCGCAACTAACAAGGGGATTACGCACAGGACCTACGCAGACTTTCTGGGCAGGCCTTTGGAAGACGTAGATGAATTAAAAAACATTCCAGAAGAGCACGTGCAGTTGATTTACAAGCAGGGCTACTGGGACAAGGTCAAGGGCGACGAACTGCCCAGCGGCGTTGACTTCTGCATCTTTGACTGGTCCGTGAACAGCGGGCCGTCTAGAGCCGTTAAAGCTCTCCAGAAGGCGGTTATGGCTTCGCAGGACGGTGCCATTGGACCTAAGACTTTAGCGGCGGTATCGGAGTTTTCCGCAGAGGACATCATTAAGTCTGTAGCGGAGCAGCGAGAGGCGTTTTACAAAAGCCTGCGGACTTATCCGACATTCGGCAGGGGTTGGCTCCGCCGCAACAAAGAAACTCGTGACTTTGCGTTAGATATGGTATAAAACAGTATCAGATTTAATGCGGAGATATAAGAGTGGATGAAATTTATATAGCTGAAGCCGTTTTCCGGATTATTCGGGATCGGCGTCAGGGCGTTCAAGACTTAATCATTTATGATAATGTCAAGAATATGGAGCAATATCGTGAGCTCATGGGCAATTTAGCCGCACTTAATCACGTGGAACAGGAACTCAAGGGCCTGCTAGATAAACAGGAGCGAAGTAATGACTGAAGCGCAAAAAGTTGATTTGGAGGGTGTGTCAGAGGGCGTCGCAAACCTCGCCGAGGCATACACCGAAGTCACCGATAAAGCATTAGACCCCGAAAAGATTGGCGGGTCTCTCTTAGCAAGGATGCCAGAACCAACGGGCTGGCGTTTGCTCATTCTGCCATACAGAGGAAAAGGTAAGACCGATGGCGGTATCTACCTACCAGATGTAGTGGTTCAGGAGCAGACAGTATCTACACAGGTTGGCTATGTCCTCAAAGTAGGGCCTCTGGCTTACAGGGACACGGAAAAGTTTCCGTCTGGTCCGTGGTGTGAGCAGGGTAACTGGGTAATGTTTGCCCGTTATGCTGGGTCACGCTTTAAGATTGACGGCGGCGAGGTTCGTATCTTGAACGATGACGAAATCTTGGCGCGTATCGCTGAACCTGAAGATATTTTGCATTTCTAGGAGATAAAAATGGCAAAAGAAAAACTGGAAGACGACCAGATCGAACTGGAGTTGGACGACGCTCAAGAGACCGAGGTTGATGTAGAAGCCTCGGCCAATGATGCTATGGACGCCTCGTCAGATGATGACGATAATTTTGACAAAGCCGAGAACGCGACTCAGAAGCGTATCGACCGTCTGACAAAGAAAATGCGCGAAGCTGAGCGTCAGCGCGAAGAAGCGTTGAAATTTGCTCAAGGTGTGCAAGCCGAGGCCCAGCAGCTAAAACAGCGTATGGACGCTTTGGATAGCAGTTATGTGACTGAATATAGTAGTCGTGTTGAAACTCAGATGGGCGCGGCAGAGCAA